GCTATAGATTTAGTGGCCGTGGATCCTAAAACTTTAGAGACAATACTTATAGACGTTAAAAAAGTTTCAAGAAGAAAGTCAGGAACTGAAATAGGAAGAATGGCAAGAGTAGATAATAAAAAAATTTTTATTTTAAAAGTAGATTTACATACAAAAAAGTGTAGAATAGTCCAAAAAAGGTTATTATGGACTACGAAGAAATTAAAGCACGTATAAAAAAGCATGAGGGTTTTGTACCCAAAATGTATCTTGATTCTTTAGGAAAAGCCACTATTGGCTATGGCCATTTAGTTACAGAAAAAGACAACTTCCAAGAAGGTGTAGAATATAGTATAGAAGAATTAGAAGAAGTATTTAATCAAGATTTTAATAAAGCTGTAGAAGGAGCTAATGAATTAACTTCTCAATTAAATTTAGTTTTAGCTACAGTAAAAGGAGTGATAATTGAAATGGTATTTCAATTAGGAAAAACTGGGGTAAGTAAATTTAAAAAGTTTTTTGAAGCTTTAAATAATCAAAATTATAATGAAGCGGCAAATCAAATGATTGATTCTAATTGGCACAAACAAACACCAAAACGTTGTGAAGAATTAGCAAATATAATAAGGAGTTGTGCATAATGTTACCAATGTTAAATGCAGTAGCACCACTAGCTAAAATATTATTTAATACAATTGAAAAATCAGTTGAAGATAAAGACTTACAAGCTAAATTAAAAGCTGATTTACAAATACAGTTATTACAATCTAATACACAAGAATTACAAGCGGCTGCTAAAATTATAGAGGCTGAAGCTAAAGCAGGTTGGTTTGCATCGTCATGGAGACCATTACTTATGTATGTACTTATATTTATTTTAGTATGGAATTATATATTTGGTCCAATAGTTAAATTCTTCTTTGGTGCTGCTATTACTATTGATCTTCCAGGTGACGTTTGGACTTTACTCCAAATAGGTTTAGGAGGTTATGTAGTAGGACGATCAGCGGAATCAGTTGCTAGAACTATGGCAAATAAACCTAAAGAATAACTATGAGTAGTGAATTTAAATTAAGTGATCAAACAAGTGTAGCATTACCTATTAAAAATATAGTGGCTATTGTGTCTGCTATTGTTGTAGCGGTATGGACTTATTTTGGAATAGTGGAAAGACTTAATAGACTTGAAACTAATGAAAAACTAATGGCACAAGATTTATTAAAGAAGGCTGAACAAACTCCTAAGAATCAAGAAATGTATATGTTAATTGAGTATCAAGCTAAATCTATAGACAAGCACTCTAAGCAATTAGAAGAAAACGTACATACGAAAGTATTGATAGCACAACTAGAAAAGAAAATAGATAAACTAGAGAAAGAATTAGATACATTACGAGGTAAGTAATGGGTGAAATAATATTTGCTTTATTAATGTTTCTTAATGGAAAATTAGAAAACTATTCTCCTAAAGCTAATCTTGCGGAATGTTTAGAACAAAAACGTAAAGTAGAACGTGATGGTACATCAAATACTTTGCGAATGGAATGTAAACAAATTGAAGCTATTGTAGAAGTAGATAAGCACGGAGTTAAACGTATTAAAGAAATTAAGAATTAAGCAAATAATTGCTTCCACTTATCTCCAGTTATTTCGTCAGCTAATTTTTTCTTATTATTTAATACTTGAATAATCTTTTCATCTAAGGTATTAGGACACACGAAGTCTATATAAGTAACTTTATCTTTTTGACCTATTCTATGTGCTCTATCTTCAGATTGAAGTCTTACTTCCATATCATATGTATTATTAAAATAAATTACAGTCTTAGCATTAGTTAATGTTATACCATAACCACCTGTTCTAGGTTGACCTACGAAAAATCTTATTTCTCCACTTTGAAAGTTTTTAACTATCTCTTGTCTTTCTTCAGATTCAGTATCACCAAAAAAAGTTGCAACTTTACTAGCTCCATATACTTTAGCTAATGAATCACGGATCAATTTAATTGAATTTCTATAAGTAGCCCATATAATTATATTACCTTGTGTCTCTTCAATAACATCTAATAGTTCTTGTATACGAGGATTTTCGCCTTCTATTACTGCTTCAGTTCCATCATCATGTTTAATAAAACCACATAATATCTGCTGTAATCTTAAAATTCGTGTGATTATAAGAGGCGCAGACACTATCTTTTCACGTTCAAGCTCTAGTATAGCTCTCTTTTTTAAAGTCACATACATTCTTTTTTGTTCTGGAGTCATTTCTACATGTCTTATTAATTTTACTTTAGGAGGTAAATCTAAACATTCATCTTTAGTAACTCTAAAACTATATGGCTTTAATAATTCTTGAAGTTCTTCTAATCGTTGATAACCTACAACTTCGTCAAACGTATGAGTAGATAATCTTCTTCTTCTAATTACACAAAAAGTATTACGATATGCGAAAAAACTATTTTGTAATATATATGGATCTAAAAAATGCATTTGAGCCCATAAGTCTAAAGGACCTTGGGTCACTGGAGTTCCAGTTAATATTCTTCTATACTTTGCTAATTTATATATTTTATGGCAAGCTTTAGTTCTTCTTGCTTTTCTATTTTTTATATTAGAACTTTCATCTATTACAAAAAAAGCTTTTCCAGTATTTAATAATCTATGAACATAATTTTTTCCTTTCTCTGTAGATAGAGCTTCTATATTAATTACAAAAAATCTTAACTTATTACTCTCTTTTAAAAATTCTACTAATTCTTCTATATTACTTTTAGTTTCGTTAGGTGACCATACTTGAAGTCGTGTAAATTCTCTAACATCATCTGGCATATGAGTTTCATATTCAGAAGCTATCCAGTTACGATAGACACCTTTAGGCGCTGCTATTACAACAGTATCAATTTTACCTTTACGAAATAGATAAGCGATATTATCTATTATAACTTTAGATTTACCAGTTCCTTGTTCCATAAAAAGAGCATAACTCTCTTTATCTTTACTAATCATAAAAGCATCAAACTGATGTTTATATGGTTTAGTTTTAAACTTATATTCTAAAAAATCTTTTTCATCAACAAATTGTACTTGCATATAAAACTTTCTGTTTTCTAATTTAATTTTTTAAAATATAAACTTTTTAATTCTAAAGTAAATCAAAAATAGAAAGGAGAAGAAATGGCGAAAGTGTTTATAGTGCAAGAGAATCCAAATGTAAATGTTCTTGCAGCCGGTCGATACGGTGAGTTAATAGCTTTATTAAGACCGTATAAGCAAATAACTTTTTCGTCTGATCCTGTTGTACGTTTAATGAAACAGAAACTAAAAGACTTTAGTGATTCTGATTTTTTACTCGCAATGGGTGACCCTGTGGCTATTGCAATTGCTTCAATAGTTGCATCTGATATAAATAATGGTAGACTAAAAATACTCAAATGGGATAGAGAGCATAGAGCTTACTATCCAGTTGAGATAGATATTTATAATAACAGAAAGGAGAATGATGACTATGTCGGATAAATGGATATTTGACGCAGTAGAAAAGCATAAGAAAAAGAAAACATTACCAAAAGGTGGACTAGAAATAGTTACAGCGATTGGTAATAAGTTAATAGAAAAAAAGAAAGTTCTTGAAAAAGAGGAAGAAAGATTAAAAGTCTTAAAATCTGAAATTCGAGAAATAGAAGAAAAAGAATTACCCGATGCTATGGCAGCGTGTAATAATATGACTAGATTTGATCTTGCAGATGGAAGTCAAGTCGTAGTTAAAGATGAACTATTTTGTTCTATACCAGATGATAAAAGAGCAGGTGCTCTTAAATGGTTAGAAGAAAATGGTCATGCGGAACTAATTAAACATGATGTTAAAGTTAGTTTTGCAAAAGGAGAGTACGATGAAGCTGATAAACTTATAGGACTTCTTAATAAAAATTTTAAGAATATCCCATATGAAGAAAAGTCAACCGTGCATCCTGGTACATTAAAAGCTTTTGCTAAAGAAAGATATTCTTTAGGTGAAACATTACCTGAAGAATACTTTAGTGTATACGAAGCCAGTATAGCAAAAGTAAAACTCGGAAAGGAGAAATAAAAAATGGCTGAGACAAAGCAAGTAGTAAAAAAGCCAGCAAGTAATGGATCTCTAGTAGGTAACATTAATGCTGACTTAATTCTGAAAAATGCTGGTAAAGGATTACAGAATGTCACTAATGATGATATTACAATTCCTAGACTAGCTATCGTTCAGTCTGGTTCACCTCAAAGAAAGAAAAAAGATGAAAAGTATATTGAGGGAGCTGAAGAAGGTATGATCTTTAATACGGTTACTAATACTTTATATAGTAGCAGTCTTGAAGTTATTCCTTGTGGATATAGAAAAACTTACGTAGAGTGGGTTCCTAGAGAGAAAGGTGGCGGATTAGTAGCAGTTCATGATATGAAACCTGCTAATACTAAGACTGATCCTAAAACTAGGAAATCTTTATTAGGTGATAATCAAATAGTTGATACTGCAGAACATTTTATACTTCTTAAAAAAGAAGATGGTACATATGAACCTGCTGTATTAAATATGACTTCTAGTAATCTTTCAGTTTCAAGAAAGTGGAATACACTTCTTAAAATGAAAAAGATTAATGTGAAAGGTCAAACTATTGATCCACCTAGTTTTCTATATAAATTTAATCTTTCTACCGTTCAAGCTGAAAATGATCAAGGTAGTTGGTTTAAATATAAAGTAGAGGAAATAGGTCAAATTGATAGTAAAGATGTATTTAGTCAAGCTGAAAGTCTAGCTGAATCAGTAGACAAAGGCAAAGTTAAAGCATCTGAACCAGTAGATGTTGATCAACATGTAGCAGATGAATCAGAGGATAACGAAGAAGCACCTTTTTAAGTTATGTTGTCTGACGATTTCTTTAATGTATTTCCAGGTCTAACTCGTGCTTATGGTAAATTTACCATTACTCAAACAAAAGGAGTTAAGCTTGACGGATTTGGAAATACTATTAGAGAACCTTATACAAAAGATTTATGGAAACTACACTTAGAAGGTAAGATAGGTCTAGGTGTAGTTCCAATAAATGAAGATAGTAAATGTAAGTGGGCCTGTCTTGATGTAGATGATTATGCGGGTGTAGATTTAGAAAAGATTTCAAAATTATTTGTTAAGAAAAATTTAATTATATGTCGTTCTAAAAGTGGTGGAGGACATATTTTTATATTTACTAAAGATTTTATTCCAGCATCTCATATGATTAAAAAATTAAAAGAGATTGCTAAAGCATTTGGTTTTAATAAATATGATTTAAGACCATTACAAGATAAAATATTAACACAAGAAGATGTTGGTAATTGGCTTAATATGCCATATTTTGGAGGAGCTGAAACTGAACGTTATGCATTATATGACGGTAAAGTATTATCACCAGAAAATTTTATTAAATGGGTTCATAAGTTTTCAGTGAATAGTTTAGATGAAATTGATTTAAGTTTTATAAAAAAATTAGATAGTTCTGAAGATAAACTTCCAGGTGGTCCTCCTTGTTTACAACATTTAATAGCTTTAGGTGGTATTAGTGAAGGTGGTAGAAATAATGGATTATTTAATTTAGGAGTTTATTTAAGAAAAAAAGATCCAGAGAATTGGGAAGAAGAATTAGAAGATTATAATGAAAAGTATTTAATACCACCACTTAAACCTAGAGAATTTACTAATACATTAGAAAGTTTAAAAACTAAAAATTATAATTATAGGTGTAGTGAATCACCTATTAATGCTGTATGTAATAGACCTAAATGTATTACATGTAAATTTGGAATTAATGATAATGGAGAAATGCCATCACTTAATGGAATAACTAAAATACTTACTGATCCTCCTACTTACTATTTAACTTTAAATGAAAAAAGAATAGGTCCATTAGAAAGTAATCATATTTATAGTTTTTTAGATTTTAGAAAAGTTGTGTTTGAAAATATTAATATGTTACTTCCTAAAATTAATGACAAGTTATGGGTAGAAACTATTAATGACTTAATGCAAAGATTAGAAGAAGTAGATGCTCCTGCAGATTCAAGTAATAAAGGTAGATTATATGAATTACTAGAAAGATTTTGTACTGGATCAAGTTCATCTACTGAACCTGAAGATTTACTTAGAGGTAAAGCTATTATATTAGAAACTAATACTGAGTTTAGAATTAATGACTTTATGGAATTTTTAGATAGACATAGATTTAAAGAATTTAAATTACATGAGATAACAGCTTATTTAAAAAATTTAGGTGCTAATCATATAGGTAGAAAGATTAAAGGAAAATTTGTAAACGTATGGTCTATTAAAAATTTTGCAAATCAAACTGAAGAATTTAAACAACCAAATATAGAAAAGGAGGCATATGAATAAACAACAAGCTATAAATATATTACTTGATTATGCTAATAAAAAAGAAGTAAGTAGTGATGCTTTAACTTCAGCTATTTTATTTTTAGAAAATGATAGAGAAAAAAATAAAGTAGATAATAAAGTTCAAGTTAAAGGTGTTGAATTAGCACTAAGAAAGGGATAATGATATTATTTTTTGATACAGAAACGAATGGACTTTGGCGTAGAGATTTAAAATCAGATCACGAAGAACAACCACATCTTGTTAGTTTAGCAGCACAACTTTGTGATGATAAAGAAAAGGTGGTATCTCAAATATCTTTTAGAATACAACCTAGTCATATACCTTTTGAAATTCCAAAAGATGCATCTGATATACATGGCATAACTACAGAAGAAGCTGAAAATACAGGTGTACCTATGAAGTTAGCTTTAGAAGTATTTTCAGAACTATTAGGTAGAGCTGATACACTCGTAGCTCATAACACAGCTTTTGATTTACAAATAATAGAAAGAGCATTTAATCTATTTCATATGAAATTTAAAAAACCTAATAATATTTTTTGTACGATGATGATGGCAAAAGATAAAATGAAATTACAAGGTCAGTATAAAGATTATAAATTTCCTAAATTACAAGAGTGTCATGAGTTCTTTTTTAATGTAGGTTATCATGATTGGCACGATGCTTTAACTGACGTGAATGTATGTCGTATGATTTACTTTCATATGATAAACTTAAAAATAGAAAAAGTATCTCCTAGAGATATACCAAATGAACTTCTAAAAAGAATTGAAGGAGATAAATATAAAAATTTAGTTAAGTTTTTAAATGGTATGGATAAAACTAAATTAAATACTTGGGAATTAGATTTTTGTAATAGTGTAATTGAAAAATTAAATAAATCTGAAGAACATATTTTATTATCTAATAAACAACATCAAGTATTAGTTAATATCCATAAAAAACATGGACAGTAAAACTTTAAAGATATTTGGAAGTCCTGGTACTGGAAAAACTACAGAACTATTAAGAATACTAGAAGAAAAAATAGCAGAAGGATTTCAAGCTAATAGAATTGGATTTTTTTCTTTTACACGTAGAGCCATTAAAGAAGCAAGATCAAGAGTTATTAAAAAGTTTAAGTTATCAGAAGATGACTTAGAATATTTTAGAACTATACATAGTTTATGTTATAGAGCTTTAAATATAAATAGTGGTCAAGTGTTTAAAGGAGAACGTATAAAAGAATTTAGTGAATTAGTAAGAGTAGAAATGTCAGGAGTATCAGAAGAAGATAATTCAGGACTTATTATAGGAAGTAAAAAAGGTGATTTATTATTATTCTGTGATGAAGTTGCAAGATCAAGCGAAAGAGATTTAAAATCAGTATGGAAAGAACTTGAGTGTGAACATAGTTGGGAAGAACAAGATTATTTTAGTAAATCATATTCTAATTTTAAAAAAGCTAAAAATCTTCTTGACTTTACAGATATGTTAGATGTATTTTTAGAACAAGAATATGTACCTGATTTAGACATTGTATTTGTAGATGAAGCACAAGACTTAACTATAAAGCAATGGAAAGTAATTGAAAAATTAACTAAAAATTGTAAGTTAAGATATATAGCAGGTGACGATGATCAAGCTATATATAAATGGTCAGGAGCTGACGTAACTAATTTTTTAAATATAAAAGGTGAAGTTAAAGTTTTACCAAAAAGTCATAGACTTCCTAAAGTAATTCATAGATTAGCTTGTAATATTACTAATAGAATTTCATTAAGACAATCTAAAGAATGGACATCTAAAGATGAAGAAGGAAGTATAACTGAAATATCTTCTATAGAAGAAGTAAATATGAATTCAGGAGAATGGTTAATATTAGCGAGATCAGGATATCAATTACATAGAGCTGAATCTTATTGTAAACGTATGGGTTGGTTTTATGAAAGAGGATATCAAGAATTTAAAGCAAATAAATTTGTCATAGCCATTAGATCATGGATCAAATTAAATAAAGGAGAAACTATTACTTTTGAAGAAGTACAAAAATTATATTCTTGTTTAAGAAGTAATGTAGGAATTAAACGTGGATTTAAAACTTTAAAAGATATAGACACAAATTTAGAATTTACTTTACAATATTTAAAAGAGAATTGTGGATTATTAGCAGAAGGAGAGTGGCAGGAAGTTATTCACGGACTTGATCCAGAAGATATATTAATGTTTGAATTATTAGTTAAATCTGGAGATATATTTAAAAATAAAGCAAGAATTAGATTATCTACTATACACGCAATTAAAGGTGGTGAAAGTGATAATGTAGTTGTAATAAGTGATATATCATATAAAACTTGGAAGAAATTAAATACAGAACCTGACGATGAACATAGAGTGTTTTATGTTGCTGTGACTAGAGCTAAAAAGAATTTGTTCATCTTACAGCCTGAAACGAAGTATAGTTATACAATACATTAATGAAAGCATTAGGAGCATACATATTCGCAGGTGGATTCGCTTTAGGCGTTAAAAAACATTTTGATATTTTAGCACACTTTGAAATGAAACCTGGAGTTTATAAAAAAACTTTTCAAGCTAATTTTCCAGATGTGGAATATTATGAAGGAGAAGAAAATTGGCCTAAAGATAAATTTAAAAATAAAGTAGATTTTGTTTATTGTAATCCTCCATGTGCTCCTTGGTCTAATTTAGGATCAACTCAAAAAGGTGCGATGGCTTGGAAAGATGACCCTAGAATAGCTTGTTGGAGAAATGCTTTTAGTTTATTAAAAGACTTAAAACCTAAAGCTATTGTACTTGAATCAGTTCCTAGAGTTTATAGTAAGAATGGTGGGTATGAAATGATTCAACAATTAACTAAAGAAGCTAATGACTTAGGTTATTATACAACTCATTTATTAATTGACGGTGGTTATACAGGATTAAATCATAGTCGTAAAAGATTTTTCTTTATAGCAACTAAATATCATTTAAGTATTAAACCATTAAACTTTTCTCCATTACCAACAACTGGAGAAGTTCTTAAAAATTTTAAACTAGAACATAAAAAAGATATAGGACACTTAATGAAGTTAGGAAAAAGTGAAATTCCTTATTTAAAATATTGTAAACAAGGAGAGAGTTTAAGAGTAACGTGGGAAAGATATAATCCTCCAGAAACTTGGAAACGTGGAGGAATGAGAAATGGAGTTAAGGGTAGACCTCAATTTATGAAATGGAGATTAAAAAGTGACGAACATATACCAGTTATAGCTGGAGGTTTTTATATACATCCAACTGAAGATAGATTATTTGGACATAAAGAATTAGCTTATATGGCTGGTTATCCTCATGATTATATATGGGAAGGACCAGCTTCTACGATAGGTTCACAAATTGCGAGAAGTGTTATGCCACCTGTAGCGGAATATGTAGCAAGGATAATTAAAAATAGTATAGAAGATAAAAAAGAAAATAAAGAAATACATCAAGTGGTTGATTTTAGAAAACCGCCTGAACAAGAAAGATTATTATGACAGATATATTAAAAGACATAGATAATTTTCATAAAAAATATGGCTTTGAAAAAAATGAAAAAGTTGATATACCTAATAATAGTGAACTTATTAATTTTAGAACTGCTTTTTTAATGGAAGAATTAGCTGAATATACTAATGCTATAACTAAAAAAGATGCAGCTGGAGCTTTAGATGCTTTAGTTGACATAGTTTATATAGCTTTAGGAACAGCTTGGTTATTTAACTTACCATTTGAAAAAGCATGGAACGAAGTTCAAAAAGCTAATATGAGTAAGATTAGGGCTAAAGATAAAACAGGAAAACGTGGAACTAAATTTGATGTTATAAAACCTAAAGACTGGAAAGCTCCTAATATAGAAAAAATTATAGAAGAAGAAAGAGAAATAAATGAAAATTTTAGTAACAGGATTTAATGCATTATCAATTGGAACTGCTCGTAGTCCATTAAACATTGCAACTTCTGCCAGAATACTTCCTACTGTCCTAAAAGAATTAGGACACGATGTAACTCATAAAGCAATTATCCCGGGAGAAGATGTGTCAATGTATGATAAAGTATTCGTATTTGTATTTGGTCCTAATAGTTTATCAGCAAGATATTGGTACGGTGCAGCTTACACTATAATTAAAAGACCCGATGCTATTATTTCAATAGATGATTGGCAAACTAAAGATTCAGTTCAAGGATTTGGAACGTTTAGTAGAGGACATTGGAGAATATGGAAGAAAGTAAGTCAAGCTGGAAATCCAGTTGGTAAAGTTTATTGGGACGAAGCACAACCTTATAAAAAAGAAATAGAAGATTTAGTTGATACATTTGCATTTGAAAAATGGCCACATACTTTATTAGTACCTGCTTATGATGGTGGTAATTATGACGAATTAGGAATGAAAGCAAATAAAATTATTAATTGGGATCCTACTCCTTATACAGATACTTATTTAAATCATACTGACAATGATACTTTATTTTCAAAAGAAAATAGTGAAAGAGAAAAAGCATGGATACTTGCAAGTTTAGTAAGTAAAAATAGCTGGTTTACTAAACAAGTATTTAATTGGAATGTTAAAAGATTTGGAAATGTAAAAGAAAAACAAGTACGTTTAAAAGAACATGAGTTATTTGAAGAATATAAAAAAGTATGGGGAATGATTAGTCCTCCACATTATCACACTATGAGAGGAAGTGGTTGGTGGAGAGTAAGATATAAAATAGCAAACGATGCGGGTAATATTATATATGCACATCCAGAAGAAGCTAAAATTTTAGGATTAAATATTGATTTAAAGATTATAGAAAACGGTAGTAATGATGAATTAAAAGAATTAATAAGTAGCCAATCTTATATATTAAGTAAAAAGTTTTGGACGAAAGAAAGGACTAAAGAATTTTTTAAATGCTTGCTAGGATAATAATATTAGAAGGACCTGATGGAGTTGGAAAAACTACATTAGCTAAAAAATTTAAGGAGTTATATCCTGATTCTTATTATATTCATTTAAGAGTACACAATAATATGAAATTGTGGCATACAGCAGCTGCAAGACTTGCAGTTAAAATGAAAGAAAAAGGTAAATTAGTTATTATAGATAGACATTGGCCATCTGAACAATGCTATTCTTATATTTATAGAGATGGACCTTCTTATGATGCATATAATATTTGGAGATATTTAAATCGTGAAGGAGCTATTTACGTTTGGTGTATACCTGATGATATTAAAAAAGTAAAAGAAAATCATAATATAAATAAAAAAATTAGACATGAAGAATATAATGATATTGACAAAGTTATTGATATGTATTTAAATTGTTGGGAAGATAAACATCCTAAAGAAAATAGTTTTTTATCTTTATTATGTCCTTTAAAAAATCGTAAAGATTTTGTTCGTTACGATATGTTTAAAGAAGGTCATGACTTAAATAGAGTTGTAGAAAAAATAGAAGAAGCAGCTTTTGTAAATAATATATGAATCAATTAGATCAAGAATATAAAAATTTTATAGTTGAAATTATAAGAGGACCTGATTACGAATGTGCTCCTCGTCAATTAAAAATATATGAAAAATTAAATCATACATTTGAAGTAAATATGGATTTACCAATAATGACGATTAGAGAAAGAAATTTAAATTATCGTTTTATGTTTGGTGAAGCAGCATGGATATTAGATGGTAGAAATGATCTTTCAACTATTTCTAAATATATGAAAAATATTAAAAGATTTAGTGATGACGGTGTAACTTTCTTTGGAGCATATGGTCCTAAGATAATAACTCAAATAAGCTATATTGTAGATACACTTAAAAAAGATAGAGATTCAAGACAAGCTGTACTTACTATATGGAGAGAGAATCCTAGATCAAGTAAAGATATTCCTTGTACTGTAGCTATGCAATTTTTTTTAAGACCTAGAGGAGATCAATTATATTTACATTGTATTACTACAATGAGAAGTAATGACTTATGGTTAGGTCTTCCTTACGATAGTTTTAATTTTAGTGCAATTAGTTTTGTGATTGCTTGTTATTTAAATAATTTAGGAATTGAATGTAAACTAGGAAGATTATATATAAATGCTGGAAGTCGTCATTTATACGAAACTAATTTAAAAGATGCTCATCTTATAAGAGCAGCACTTCAAAATTATGAATGTGATTTTTCTTTTAATGATTTAATTGAAAAATATAAATTAAATCCAATGAGAATAGTGGAAACTTTATATCAAGCTGCCGATATTACTATCGGTAAAGAAGATGGACTTACACTTCCTGATAAGTTACAAATAATTAAAAATGGATAATTATAGAATTCCAAAAGATTGGTATTTTTTAAAAATGGCCAATCTAGTTTCTGAAAGAGGAACGTGTGCGAGAAGAAAAGTAGGTTGTGTTTTAATAAACGAAAGAGGACATGTTTTAGCAACAGGCTATAATGGAGGACCTGCTCATACTGAACATTGTATAGATATACCTTGTCCTGGTGCTAATTTAAAATCAGGCGAAGGTTTAGATATTTGTAAAGCTATTCACGCTGAACAAAATGCGTTACTTCAATGTAGAAATGTATATGAAATTAAATTTGTATATACAACTCTTAGTCCTTGTATTCATTGCGTTAAACTTCTATTAAATACTTCAGCAGAGGGAATAATAACTTTTGAAAAATATGTTGACTTTGATACAGTTGGAAAATTTTGGATGGATAATGGCGGAAAATCTTGGACATATATTAACAAAGAAATTATATTAGGAAAATGTTCAAGTTCTCTGAATTAGAAAAATCAAGTATCATAGCAATTGATACAGAAACACATGATCCTAATCTTAAATCTTTAGGACCAGGTGGTTTTAGAAAAGATGGTAAATTAGTAGGTATATCTATAGCCACGGATAGTGGTTATAATGAATATTTTCCAATAGGACACGAAGGCGGTGGAAATCTTAATAATGATCAAGTTGTTGATTTTATTGATAAATTGCTTAAATTAAATAAAAAGCTTGTATTTGCTAATGCTTTATATGACATGGAATGGCTAAATTCACACGATTCAAGACTGGCCTTTACTAAGTACCATTCTATATACGATATAATGGCTATAGAGCATTTATTAGACGAAAACAAGCTAAAATACTCACTTGAATCTTTAAGTCAATACTATTTAAAAAAATCTAAATATGAAGCTGAATTACAACAAGCTATACAATTTAACTTTGGTAAGAAAGCTAAAGTTAAAGATAATTTATGGAAGTTACATGCCAATAGTGTAAGAGAATATGCTAAAGAAGATGCTTTACTTACACTTCAAATATTTCAAAAACAATTACCTAGAATTAAGACTGAAGATGTAGAAAGTATAGTTAATATTGAAATGAGATTAATACCGTGTCTATTTGAAATAAGAAAACGTGGGGTAAGAATTGATCTTAAAAAAGCTGAACAACTTTATAATCAATTAGAAAAAAAACAATTCGTGCTTCAAGATCAGCTAAATAGATCAGGAGGACATGACGTAAATGTTTGGGCTAATGCGTCATTAAAAGAAGCATATGATAAAAATAAAATTAAATATAATTTTACGGAAAAAGGAACTGCATCTTTCACTCAAGATTGGCTTGAGCAGCAAAATGATGGAATATCTAAAACAATTTTAGATATTAGAAAGTTGGATAAAATTAGAAATACTTTTATAAAGAATATGATACTAGAAAAAGCAGTTGGTGGTCGTATTCATTGTCAATTTAATTCTATGGGAACTGTTACAGGTAGATTTAGCTCTAGTAATCCTAATCTACAGCAAGTACCTGCAAGAGACCCTGAACTTGGACCGTTGATCAGAAGTTTGTTTATTCCAGAAGAAAGTCAAGATTGGTATTGTGCTGATTACTCTCAACAAGAACCTAGAGTGTTAGTACATTACGCTGTAATTAAAAATATGGAATCAGCGAAGAAAATACAAGAAGAATTTATTAATAATAATGATACAGATTTTCATGAAATGGTTGCTAAAATGGCTAGTATAGAAAGAAAACAAGCTAAGACTATTAATTTAGGATTATTCTATGGAATGGGTAATAAGAAATTAGCAAGAGAATTGGGACTAGATGATGATTCAGCTTATGAATTATTTAATAAATATCATAGTAGAGTACCTTTTGTAAAAGAATTATCTAAACAAGTAGCACATGTTGCAAGTACAAGAGGATATATTAAAACTTTATTAGGACGTAAAAGAAGATTTGATAAATGGGAACCTAAAGATAGTTTTCAAAGTATGGCTTATTCTAAAATAGAAGCTATGGAAAGATATCCTGATACTGAATTAAAAAGAGCTTATACTCATACAGCTTTAAATGCTTTAATACAAGGTTCATCTGCCGATATTACTAAAGCAGCAATGCTTAAAATATATGAATCAGGTCTTATGAGTGAAATAGATATTAAATTAACAATACACGATGAACTTGATTTTTCCGTTGATAAATCAAAACAAAAATGTTTTGAAGAAGCTATACAGATAATGAAAAACTGTGTAGATATTAAAGTGCCTCTTAAAATAGATATTGAGAAAGGAGATAGTTGGGGCACTGCTAAATAATGAACATAGGATTTTTAGGATTAGGAAAACTAGGATTACCAGTAGCTCTTGCAATAGAAAATAAAGGACATAAAGTTTGTGGAACTGATATTAGTCCAATTACATTAAAAGGAATAAGAACAAAAACCCTCAATTATAGAGAAGAAGGTGCACAAGAACTACTAAATAAATCTAATATTCAAATAAAAAATATAAGCGATATGGTCAAAGATTGTGATATAATCTTTGTCCCAATTCAAACTCCTCATGAAGAAAAGTACGAAGGTATTACAAGAATACCTAAAGAAAGAGCTGATTTTAATTACGAACATTTAAGAAATGGATTAAGAAACCTAGCTTTAGAAGCAATGGTTCATAGAAAAGAAATTGTAGTTATTATAATTTCAACAGTTCTCCCAGGTACAATTCGTAGAGAGATAATGCCTGTGCTAAATAATTATATTAAACTTTGTTACAATCCATTTTTTATAGCAATGGGTACTACTATTAATGATTTTTTAAATAGTGAAATTATATTATTTGGAGTTGAAGATGAAGAAGCTGCTAAAAAAGCTGAAGAATTTTATAAAACTATAAATAACAGTCCTTTCTTTAAAACAACATTAGAAAATGCTGAATTAATAAAAGTAGTTTATAATACTTTTATTTCAACTAAAATTTCTATGATTAATACTGTAATGGAAACATGTCATTATCTTCCTAATACAAATATAGATGAAGTATCTAAAGCTCTATCACTTTGTACAACTAGAATTATAAGTAATAAATATTTACAAGGTGGAATGGGAGATGGTGGTGGTTGTCATCCTAGAGATAATATAGCTCTATCATATCTTGCTAATAAATTGAATTTATCATTTAATTGGTACGATATGATTATGAAACAACGTGAACATCAAACAGATTGGCTTGTTGATTTAATTATGAAAAATAGAAATGATTTAGATATAAATGTATTAGGTAAATCTTTTAAACCCGAAACTAATTTAACTTTAGGAAGTCCTTCAATACTTCTTAAAAATCTTATAGAAGAAAGAGGACCTATTGTTAATATTTGGGATCCTTATGTAGATGGTAAAGTTGAAGAACATGTAAAACGTTATGAGTGGAATAATAAACCTCAATTATTTTTTATTGGAACTAAACACGATGCTTTTCATCATTTTTATTTTTATCCAGGTTCTATAGTCATTGATCCATTTAGGTATTTAAAAGTTAAAGACGATGTTAAATATATACCAATAGGAATATGCAACCAATAGATAGAATAGAAAATATAAAAAATTGGATTTTTAATTATGTAACTGAAATGCCTAATCCAGCTAATTGTTTAGTTGTAGGTATATCAGGAGGAATTGATTCATCTGTAGTAAGTACAATATCAGCAATGACTGGACTTAAAACTTTAGTTGTGTGTATGCCAATACATCAAAGACCAGAACAACATGATTTATCTATTGCTCATAAAAATTGGCTTACTAATAAATTTAAAAATGCATACGGGGTTGATGTTGATTTAACTTATGTATTTAATGCTTTTGAAAATAGTTTAACTGATTTAAAATTTACATCTCAATTAGGTCTAGCTAATTCAAGAGCCAGATTAAGAATGATGTGTTTATATCAAATAGCAGCTTCATGTAATGGAATAGTGGTAGGAACTGGAAATAAAGTAGAAGATTTTGGTGTAGGATTCTTTACTAAATATGGAGATGGTGGAGTTGATATATCTCCAATTGGTGATTGTTTAAAAACAGATGTATGGAAAATGGGTAAAGAATTAAAAATATTAGATGAAATAATTATGGCAGATCCAACAGATGGATTATGGTCAGATGGTAGAACAGATGTTGATCAATTAGGAATGAGTTATAAAGAATTAGAAATAGCTATGCAAGATCCTTCTGATAAAAACTACACTAAATATTTAGAACTTAGAATTAAGAATTTACATAAGATGAAGTCAATCCCTGTATGTAAATTTGATGGAAAAACTACTTTGGAAACAAATAAGAAATAAATTAAATAATTTTTTTATTCAACGTATTGAAACGCAAATAGAACGTGGAATCCCTGACGTTCATTATTGTGTTAACGGTGTATCAGGTTGGATTGAGGGTAAATATCTTAAAACACCTAAAAGAGATAATACAAAAGTTAAATTAAAAATAACTGTTGAACAATTAGCTTGGCATAGAGCTTATAGTATATATGGTGGTAAAGTTTTTATTTTAGTTAAAAAAGATAGAGAAGTTTATTTATTTGCTGGTAAAGATGGAAATGATTTAGCAATAGGATTATCTAAAGAAGAATTTGAAAAACGTGCACTTGCGAAAGATTGGAACACAATAAAGATAATATTGTCGCAAAAATAATTTTTATATAATAAATTAAGAATAGAGATAAATACTCTAATAATTAACCAATTGTGTGGGTATTTATCTCGTAACAGAAAGGTAGAAATGTCAAAAGAAGATATAATAAAAAAAATACAAAAGCTTTTGGCAGTATCTAAAGACAAAGGCGCTTCTGAAAACGAAGCGATGATGGCTGCAGATATGGCTCAAAAACTTTTACAAGCTCATAATCTTTCTCTAGGTGAGATTAAGAATAATGAGAATGTAGAACCAATTAATAAGGAATCTTTTGAAGTTGAACGTGACGTATGGAGAGGTTGGATACGAAACGCAACTGCAAAACTTTATTATTGTACTACTTATAGTTCATTTAAATTAGATGAATTATATAGAAGGGTTAAAGTTACAGTTTTTGTTGGCCGAGAATCAAATCGAATTGTAGCTAAACATATGTCAGATTATTTTATTGAGACAGTAGAACGTTTAGCTGATAAAGAATTTGAGAAAGTTCCTGGCAATAGAAGCGAAGTAAATAGAATGAAACATGCTTTTAAACAAGGTTGTGCTAGTCGTTTATCACAAAGATTAAGAGATAAATATGCAGAATCAAATAAACCAGTAGAATATACTGGAATTAATAACCCTGATAATTTACCTTTATCTTATAAAAATGAAGAAAAAGCAGTGGTGGAATGGTTAGAAAATCAAGGAATAAAATTAGTATCAAAATCAACTAGATTTAGTGTTCGAGATAGAGTAGCTTTCGGTCGTGGCTCAGAAAAAGCCAACGATATTGGACTAAATACTCAGGTAAATGCTAATGCTAGAGGATATATCTCAAATTAAAGTAGGTTATTTTACGGTGGACGTAAAATTTACGTCCACTGAAGACTATGGAGAATTTGATCACGAAACTAAAAAAATTACAATTTCAAATTCAATTTCTGATTTAGAAAAATTTAATACATTACTTCACGAATGTTTTCACGCAATTCTCTTTGAAAGAGGATTAAGTGCAGATGGAGGATTTTTATTTGATAAAGAAAAGGAAGAAGAATTATTAGTTAATCAATTAACTAATGGTTTTATTACATTATTACAAGATAATCCAAAAATAAAAAAATTAATTTCGGGCTGTTAATTTCAAAATTAATACTTATAGTGTTATGCATATGTTTGATATTAAAGATGAAATAGATAAGTTATTAAATGAATTTCATTCATCACCTACTCGTAATTATTGGGTAGAAATAAGTTACTATGAAAAGAAAAATCCAAATAAGATACTTACACTAGAGTTTGCACAATTTGATAACGATCCTTTTTTTCCTAGAACTTACAGAATGTTTAATTTTTTAAAAGCTAAAATGAAAGATTTTGAGTTTATTGA